GTACGATCCACTGTAGCTTAAACAGCCACATTAAAATTAAAACCAATTATAGCCGAATTAATATATGTGCCAATAGTTGTGAATTATCGTATAAAAAATCGTTATTTAAAACCGTTACGTATTAAGTCTAAATATATAATCAGATTCGCAAAAGGTCCACGGTAACTTTACCGTTACTTGCTGGCCCTATAATAGCCAACTGACTAATCGTTGCAGCCTCATCAAAGATGTCTGGAGCTGGGGGTACGTTAGTAGCAGTAATCTGCAATTCCTGTTGACCGGGAACGGCAGGAAGAGAACTCAAGATAAATGTAGTTGTAGCCACATCTACCACGGGTCCTGCTCCGCCAAACACCGCAGGAATAAATTCAGTATCACTGATAATAATCTTGTAATCACCAGGCTCGATATTCTGATTGGACTCGAGCTTGCTGATGCCGTAAACCCACGTTACATTGTCTACAGAAACAAAGTAAAGTGGGTCCACAGCAACAGCAAAGTCCAATTGGACTAATTGTCCCTCGCGAGGCCTAAGCCTGGGAGGTCCAACTATCCATCCAAATGAGAAATCGTCCGCGGCAGCTTTGAGAAACTCCACCGATGCGCCAGTTTGTGATGTAAATCCAACAAAAGCATGAAGAGTTGAAGAGTCCTCCAACAGTTCAGGCTGCTTCACATCTACACCAGTTATCGCTCTTATAGGAGTGTTGCTGAAAAACGGTGCGGTCACCTCACAAATAGTATTAAGTGCGTTATACACTCTATGTCTAAAAGTGTTGGTGCCTTTTGCTACGCGATCGTAAAATGGAATCGTTATTGCCGCCGGCTCTCGGGTGCCAGGAATACCGTGTGATAACACCATTTCCTGGTACCCACCGGAAACAACAGGACCATTGTACATCGCTTTCCATCTTATTCCGCCTCTAAAGAATCTATAAATATATGAAATATAATCTACTGGGGGTATTCTAAAGGTAGAGATGTTATCCTCTTCAGGGTCGTACAGATCACCAAAATAGTAATTAGGTAAGCTAAAAACAGAGGTTTGGGTTAAAGGAAAAGAAGCGGCCTCGTCAAATCTCCGGGTTAAGTATCTTAAATTCATAATATACTCACCTATGGAGAATTTACAAGGTGCTAACTTATCCTTATGACTAGTACTAAACAATTGGGGTTTATGGGACATGTCGTTGAACCCTTGATCTTGGGCTGTGCCTAACACTTGAGCGACATACTTTGGTCTGGCCTTCACTTCAGCATCTATTTGACGCTTCCGACGCATAGCAGCTTTTGTATAGTTGTCTATGGTCAGTTCAGCAGAAGGTTTACTAGGTACGTATCGCTGAAATGTTGGCACTGCAAACTGGAGATCTGAATCGCCAGCTACCCAGATGTTGAATTCAACAGACGGGGAAACAGAATCGGGTCTCCTAAGAACATTGTAAACAGTGATCTGAAGAGAACCGATTGTGGTTCGGGAAAAGGGTTGATCAGTAAGATCGCACGGTGCCCATTCAAGGATATTGTTATAGGGGATGGTAAATTCGATCTCAGATTGATTTCTAAGGTCAAACACCCAGTTATAAGCCTGGTCCAAGTCCACACTATCACTTCCAGGAGTCGGTATATAAGTTATACGCACTCGACCGGAATGATAGGCAGTCTTGGCTGCCTGGATCTTATAACGGAGGCCTCCACGCCAAAAATTGAACATGGATGCTACGTATGCTGTCAACGTTGGTTCGAAGCATGCCTGAGCTGCATTGTACTTGCACCAGCCAGGAGCGACTGGTATCTCGTACAACAAAGTTCCAACATTCTGCGAAGTGTCGAACTCAAAAGAGTCGACGTAACAACGATGAGAGCATACATAAGTTATCGACATATCGTCAACCTTGGAACCGAACATATCACCTCTATGTTGTATTGAATTATCAGGGGAAGATCCAAGCACAAGTCCTGAATCTAGACCACCCGCATTGGTAAATCCAAAGGCGGGAATCTGTGCAAATCTGCTAGGAGTTGCAAGATTCACGCCTTTGCAAAAACCAAAATACTCTGCAACTTGGGCAGCTGCTTTGGTTATCCAGGACAGAGGAGCTGCAACAGGAGCAATCATCGGTATATCACTAGCCACTTCACCAATTTTAGAAATTGTATGTAAAGTAGAACTAATTATACCTTTGCTCTTCTGCGCATCTTCACCTGCTACCTGGGCTTTGTACTTCGAGGCCACTTTCTGAAGTTTCTTAACAATCTTTACATTGTCATCTCCCTTCGCAAGAGCATCTTGTAGATCATTCAGTACAGTACTATTTAACGTAAGGTTATTACGCATACCAGATGGTAAATCAACACTAATGTTGGTAAACCAGGCTTGTACTGTTACTGTAGAATCTAAAAGAGTCAAGCTATTCAAGACGACTAGAAAGAAAGTTCCAATATTACCAACTTGATCCCTTAATCTATATGATGAGTAGGGTGCTACATAGGGGATAATAATATCCGCCGTATTACCAACAGAGGCATCACATATAGTGTAGGGAAAAGCAGTTTTAGAGGTCAGAAAATCAGACGCGACGGCTCGATCTCCAATGGCTTCCACAAAAGGTGTGAAATAACCAAGCAGTTTTCCTTGTTGAAAAGTATTAGCATTGACCATGACTCTAATCGCAACATCAGCTCTCAAAAACGCGAAGTAGTTGAGTTTATCTATCATGTTAGGCGAGGAATCAAACAATGCTTGTGGGAAGTCTAGTTTCAGGAGTTGCTCTCCTCTTATGGAGGAAGGAGTCCAGTCGAATGAAGAGACAACAATAGGACGTGATAACACGTCGACTATCGTATGCACTCTTGATTCGAGGGAATCAGAAATCGCTTTTCGGTCCGGGGTCGTAAGACTTGGCAGGCTGACTTCCATCGATGTTGCATCATCAATGAAACCAGTGACCTGATGAGTCTTGGTCGAGGGTCGCACATCTGGTGTCGCCACAGAGGAGGAAACATCTTGAATAGTATCAAGACGTCCTCGAGAGGATAAATCATCCTTTGTGGTAAAACCAGATGCGGTCTGGGGGGTTGTTGTTGTGTCGTTATTAGCAAGTGTGGTTGTTTTATAGTCGACCTAAGGTACACTTATTCCTAAGGGAAGACTGGAGGTATGCCGAGCTTTTGTTTAAAGACGCGCCATGGCATAAACGGGCTAAATAACCCTCGTCTCTTAGTATTGGATTCAGGATTTGCTGCCTTCATACTTTCCTCCATAGAAAGAAGGCCCCATTCCAATACCGTGGGTGGGGGAGGGGGTTAGTAACCAAAATCTTTCCCAAGATAGTCCAAATAATGGGCTAAAATGGGAGGGGTCAATAGATTCTGGTTACTTAGCTCATCCAATATAGCACTCCATTCTTTGAAAATGGATTCACCATGAAGAGCTAATTCATGGTAAGCTCTGTCAACGTTACTAGAACAGAGAGTGTGAGGGTCACTAGAGTTAGTAACCCACATGGTCATCTCTAAAATAGTATCAAGTTCAAGAGGCGCTACATATCTCATCAAAGAATCATCAAATCTAAAGGTCCGTTTCAAAAAACCTATGTCGTCTAGTGTTTTACTTTTACATAATACACCAGTCTTACTAGCATCAGTATAGGTCATGCCAATATGCTTATATTGCTCCGCAATAGTCTGCATATTGAAGTGATCTATAATCCGATCGCTAATACATAGGGCGTTGTCGTCACCGTAAGCAACCATGTAAACATGGTTGAAGAATTCATTGGGGGTAAGGCCAGTACTTTTACTAAAAACATATACCATCGAGAGGATGTTATATACAGTGTTAATAATAGCAGTACCAGGATTACCGGAAGTAAGAGAGTGTGTCCATCCGTAAATATTATCAGCGTGTAGGTGAAAAGAGTTGACAATATCCGCAAAGATAACCTTGCGAATCTTGTCACATCCATCACGTTCCACACCATTAATCACATCACACACAGACCAAAGGATCTGTGCAGATAAAGTTCCGTCAAAATTGGCGAAGTCTCCATCTATGACATGTTTACCTTTCGATTTTAATTTTAGTGCTAATCGGTGCCAATCCACATCGAATGCATTGATACCAACAGCACTAAAATTATCTATTCGGTTCATCATCATGTGTGCGAAAAATGGGAGATAATATTTACGCATGAAAATTACATAGTCCATGGGGCCTGCAGAGAAAACTCGCGTTTTCCCAGCATCTACCTTGTCTCTAGGGCGCAACTCGTCTTTCAACGTGTCTGCCCAAATAGTTTCAAGGCGGATGCCTTCTTCAGCCAGTCGTTGTCGTTTATCTAAGCGTCCAATTAAATCGGGATGATCTATTCTAAGCTCATCGTCGGTGCCCAACCACTCCTGTTTACCAGGAAGGGTGGTTTTCTTTTGGAAAACCCAAGGGATACCAGGCGAACTTTGCCTATTTATAGATCGGATGTAGGGGTCACCAGTGATCCCTCTTATTGATTCTTCAAGTGTTAAAGGTCCTTTGCGTGTCTTATCTCTATTTTTCTTCAAAAAATTAGTGACAGAAACAACGCATCGCTCCAACATTTGAGTATCAATAAGAGGACAAACACCTCCACATTTCGCCAATCCTTTCATTAGGGGATCGACCAATTCGCCATCAATTTCTTTTCTATAAAGAAGAGCTGGTTTCTTGGTCGATTCTCTAAATTCAGTCATGGGGAAAAAGAGAGGTGACTCACTATGTTTTGTCTTAGTTGGGGCAGGAAGAGGAAACTTATTTTTGCCTATAGGAATAAAATTCCCAGGAGGCAAAGTACAAGTTCCCTCTTGGGGTAAATCTACTTTAATTTGGGCGACGTAACTTTTAACTTGCTTAAGTCCAGTTTCTAGCATCTTCCTTGTTACAGAAACGGCTAGAGCACTACACGAGCGAGAATCAGATACGCCTGCTATATGTATTCCTAAAATTTTACCAATTAACATATTATTACTTGCCACTAAAGGAGAACCGCAATCACCTGGTTCCGTTTCAGCTGGATATTCATATCCATCTCTAACGAAATATTGAGTGATTCGTCCATCATCTTCAGTACAAGTATAATCCTGATAGTCCAGTGCTTTGATATTACTCAACGCGAACATAGAGAATGACAAAATATCATTCTTCTTCGTGTGAATATTTCTCAAATGCAACAGATTACCAGAACTAACATTAAAACTATTAATATCATTTCTATCTACAAATTTACTAACTAAATCTCTATGGGCGGGAACTGTAGTGGGCAACACAATAAGCATTGCGTCAATACACTCCCCGTCCCTATTAACTAAATCAATAAATTGGCATTCTTTACGTCTAAACATTATTCCGTCGGGTACAAACTGATTATAGATCATGCAATCATCACTTAACCAATCTTTTGTGTGTTTTACAGTTAAGATAACTGATCCACTCACAAAAAGAACGTTAACTCGGTCTTTCCATCCAGTTGGCGAACGTGTTGCTAACCTGTAAAGGTTACCAGCCACGGGGCCAACTGCTATCTCTCGGGCATTAGTATCTATAACAGCTTGCGCCTTAAACTTATCTTTACTCGAAATTTCTTCGTATCTATCATCCATAATGGCGTCATATACATCGTAAGCTTGGTCGATTAAGTCGTGTTTGTCACATGTAAGATAGTGTTCTCTAATTTTGCCTTGTATTTTATGCATCCAAAGATCAGTTTCATAACTAAAGCAAATCCAACAAAAACTATCATTACACTGAAAACGGGGGTCATCTTTATACACATTAATAGTTTGGTTTAAATTATTATAACATACATTAACCATTGCTTTTATATTACAGTTACATTTCTTAGTGTTGAAGAATTCAGCTTCACGCCTTGGTTGTTTGCGCACTCGTTTTTCATCACGAGACTCGCAAAAAGCCAAAGTTTTCACTTCTCTTCGTAAATTAAGGCGTTTAGATCGTTTTTCATCACGGGATTCGCTAGTAAAGCCGGGCTCAACTGGGCAATCAAGAGCAACACTCTGGGACTGGGGGTCAGGTTTATCCCAAAAGTATCTTTTGAGTGAATACATAGCAAGAAGCCCAGTAACGATACCACCTATAGTAAGTAGTAATCGTCCTGATCCCTTGCGCACATTTTCACCATATTCTTGAAGGGTTTCTTTAAATCTAGTGTACATCTCGTTAACAAATTTATACTTAGTTGTCTCTCGTTTATTAAGAGTTAAATCATTATCATAAATAAAACAGGAAAGGCTATGATAGTCGAATGAACTACTAACGGGGGCAATTATATCTAGTCCTTGATCCAAGCAATAATCATACACTATTGACATGAAATCATTATAGCTGTAACAATCGCATGCCTGAGCTACAAGACTATCACATTGCTCTCTCGTTAACAACTCATCCGCTATTAGTTGTAAATCTAAATCTTTATGTGTTCCACTTCGTGCTTGTAACCACAAAGCGGGGGTAACACATCTATCAAAAGACTGGGAAGTACTAGCAACTTGAGCAACATAGGTCTTGCCACTCAAGCGAGCTCCACGTTGTTTTAGAGCTTCTAATCTTTGGCGGGAGACACAATAAGCTTTTCTGTAGGCTTCACAGCACATCTCAGAAAACTCATCATAGCTAAGAATTTGGCACGTGGGATTTGTGCCATCATAAAGAACAAATTCATATATATTGGGATCAATACTATTAGCTGCTTTATCAGTGTCTAATTTAACATCTCTATTGGAAACTCTATATTGCTCCTTAATTCTGCATTCTACTGTGATGTCCATTCGTCGGGTCAATGCTTCTTTACACGTTATAGAGGGAGTATCATAATTAAGTTCATTAGAGGTGAGGATAACAGCACGGGATATAAAATTAGTACGGGATTTTTGCTCTAAACTAGCCATGTGCAGTGGCCACTTTGCTATATTCTTACATCTAATCACTTCTAAAAATTCTTTATTAACGTTTCCAAGGGAATCTCTAACTTGTCCAAAATCATCAATAACTGTCACCATTTGGCCACTATAACCATCCCAAAACTCTTGAACTTGGTTCCTAAAGTACAATTCATCCATAAAATTTTCTGCCATTCCCTCGATCGCACATAGGTCCTGGGCTAATAAGTAAACTAAACCAGACTTACCACAACCAGCTTTACCAAAAACTCGTATAACAACGGGTTCGGTACGTGGTTCTGCTCTTCTGGCTCCTTGGGCAATCACCTTATCATACAATTTACTTAACAAAGTCCAATATCTATTAAAGGGTTCTCTATGTTGGGGGGAAACTTTCATCTGATCCATACGTTTTATGAAATCTAATCCAGCAAGGTGAGCATGTTCTATTCTTCTACAGTCTTTATAACTAACGGAAATATTGTCACAAGTCTTAAGGCGGGAAAGTTGATCTACTTCATCAAACCAGGTTCTAACATCACTTAAAAATTTATTCATTCCTTCATCTGTGGGGGGCATTCCGGTAATAAACTCATAAACAGTATCATAAACTGTATCAAACACGCCACCAAGCGCGTCTAATATAGTTTTAAAACCTGTCGTGGCTCGTCCTAAATCACTAGTTCTTCTTAATACTACATCAATCAACTTTTGACAAGGGAGGGCCATTGTACCAACTACAGACATCACACATGTGATCAACATAGCGACAGCCCTAACACAGCTATCACCAGCACTCTGTGCCGTGTATGTCAATATAGAGGAGCAATGGGTGGATATAAAATTCCATGCTTTCTGAGCTAAAGTAAAGGTTACATTCCAAGAAATTAGCAGGTCAATAAATATAGCTGCCAAATTAATCTTATTATTTAGGTTATTAATAATTAAAAACAATTTACAAGCTGTACTCATATAACACTGAGCACTACTAATGCTGTCTCCAACCTTACTAGTGAGCATTGTTATAAAAGACGTCATGTTATCATCCATTCCCAGTGTTACTTGATGGTTATGACTTAACATTTTATCAAACATTCCCTGAGCTACATATCTAGGTCCTGAGTCACTTATAGCGAACTTAGACATGACGGGTCCAGGGTTGGCTTCTACATCACCACATACAGTTAAATCTTCCTTATATAATTTAGTCATCTTTGCTAGTCTATTTTCAGCTGACAGTTTCCTAATGTGTCCAACAGATGTGAATACATGCGTCAAAGCTTCATCACAGCCATGGCACCTAGAAAATGTGGCATAAAAATTAGGGGTCGAATCAACGTTCTTAAAAATGAATTTACAATACAAACCAATAACACTCTCATACCCTTCACAATTGAAACAATGTGACAGGTATTCCCATGAATATTCAACATCGTAATCATTACTATCTTCGAAATAGAGGTGTACTAGCACTTTAAGTCCTTCCAATAAAAATCCATCATCAGATGTGGTGGCATAATTATTACACAGGGCTCCTCTCAGTAACATTAAACCATCTTCAATCCCAGGTGTGTCGATTTCTTCAAAATTATGATGAAAATATCTCAAGAGTGACATGGTGGCATGATAAGTCAAGCAGGTACAATAAGTTCGGTTATCTATATGGACACATGCGCTAACTCTTTCTATAATACAACTCTTCAAAAATTCACTCTTCTGCTTATCTATAGGCATATTATTAAAAATTTTAACAAGGTCACATTTAATGTCGTCATCTTCATCAAAATCATTAGACCGGATTCTGAAGTCGGGGCACTTCAGGTCGGTGCACATTAGTAATGAGGGCATATTCGGACAGAATTTCGTCTATCGATCTCTTTACAATTCTAAGTATAGTTATAGGTAATCTAATTACAAAAAGAACAGAGCGAAAACTCTCAATGTACTCAGGAGGGCAATTGAAGACAATAGGAGTGTTATGTGAGGAAGGTATAGATACAACAGTATCAGTAATCCTTTATATTTATTAATCTTTGTGGTTTAAAATAAATATTGAATAAAAAGCTACTCTTCTTTCAATTTGCGGTATGCTACAAAAACGGCTACTCGTGTTTATACTTGCGGTTGCAACAAGTGGGTGCTTCTCTTATTTTGCTTTGCGAAAGCTACAAAGTTTAAAATCGATATTACTTCCAAAATTC